TAGAACACCCAGAAGATTCTATTTTATCAGGAGACCTAACTGTATTGGATTGGTTTACCTCGATAGATAATGACATATCAGCAAAGATTGATGGTAGCCCTGCTATTGTGTGGGGAACTGAACCAAAAACTGGTAAATTCTTTGTTGGAACTAAATCAGTATTCAATAAGAAACTAATTAAGATCAATTATGACCACGAAACAATTAACAAAAATCATCAAGGAGAAGTGGCAGATATTTTGCATAAGTGCCTTGATTTTCTTCCTGTTACAACTGGTATCTTCCAAGCTGATTTTATCGGTTTTGGTGGGGATTCTAGTTTCCAGCCTAATACGATCAGATATGAGTTTGAGGAAGAACTCACCCAAGAAATAATATTAGCACCGCATACATTTTACACTACTGATAGTGGTGATTTGCGTGATGCAGTTGCATATCCCCTAGATGTGAGGTTATCAGATACACCTGATGTTATGTTCTTACAACCTACTGTAATACTTGATAAGAATAGAACTAGGATATTTGAATTGTGCCAGTTTGCTAGGCAAATGTCAACCCTATGTGAATTTCCTACTAAACAAAGTGTTATCAATACTATCAAAAAACATATCAATTTGTGTATTAAAAATGAAATGGAATTTGATGATATGTTATTAGAGTGCATTGCATTTGAGAATGATATTGATATAAATGTAATGCGATTATGGAAGTTAGTTGAAGCTATTAAGTTAGAGTTCTTCTCATATATTGTAAGATATGACGAGGTAGAATGTTACTTAAGTGATGAAGAATGTGACCACGAAGGTTATGTTATGTGGAACAAATACGGAACATTTAAGATAGTTAATCGTGCAGTATTCTCATCATCTAACTTCAGACTATCAAAGAATCGGTAGCCTGTAAAGTGTAACCCTATTGAATATAGCATTATTATGAAAACATTTACAAGAAAAGAATACAACCTCGTTCACAATGCTCTACAGAAATATGAGTTATATATGAGTGATGAGGAAAAAAGAACAAGTCAAATTATTCAAGATAAGTTGTATTATTTCAATGCTGATAAAATTGTTGATTCTGAAGATGATTTATTTGATGAAATGGTAGCAGATGCAGAGGAAGCACTTGCGAATGAATCAGAAATCAAATCACTTAACTTTAGGTAGTAATCATGGCATTAAACACACTACATAACGTAACACTTTCAGAGGCCCAGATCTCTATAATTCTTTATACATTAGAGGATTATATGTCAAGTGATAGAAAATCAAATGACCCTGACTTACCCATAGAAGTTGATGCTATCTTTGAAGAGTTAGAGGGAACTATTGATAAACATTATGACAAAATAGAGGCTGCAAGAAAGAAACAACCAAAAGCAGAATGGTAGCCCCTAAAGTGTAACCCTATTGAATACAGAGGAATTAATTATGGCATTTTGTGACAAGTGTGGTAACTTTGATAAGTCTTATGCTGACAGTTTTGATTTAACTCAAGAACAAATAAAAAACACACCAAATATCCCCTATCAACCCGATCTTTATTACTATTGGGATTCCCCGATTGAAGAGGATTATGATTGGAGAGACGCTGAGCCAAATGCAGATTGCTTATGCGAAATCTGTTTTGATATTCTCAACAGAGAAAAGAAAATTAAATGGAAGTGTGAATAATTGTAGCTTCCAAAGTGTAACCCTAGTGAATAAGTTTTATTATGAGCGACTATCCAAAACTAACTAAAGAAGAATTACAAGAACTAAAGTATCATTATGTTGATAGATTAGTTGATAATATGTCAACTAAAGATTTAGTTTCCTATGTATTTGATGACATGACTCAATATGTTGATACCCAATTTGAGCAAGATTTCTTAGAGGATTGTAGAAATTATTGGGAAGATTCTTTTGATGATGTTGTAAAAGAAATCAAAGAGTATGCAAACAGCGATCTCAAAAAATCTATGGAGGTTAGAAGAATCGAGAAGATGGAATGGTAGCCTCTAAAGTGTAACCCTAGTGAATACAAGAGAATTATGCACAACTTCAAAGAATTTTTAGACTACTGTGAATCATTTTACTCACCTAGTCACCCAGATGTATTATATCCTATTGATGGATTAACTCGTGGAGAGTTAGCACTTGCTACACTTAGTTACCTTGATTTATGTGCTGCCAGTGATGGAACAGTAAGTTGGGGAGACGGAGATTCTCTTGATCGTGAGAGAGTCAGAGATTTTGTAATTAACAGGAGGGCTATCTAATGAACATTTCAGATTTACTATGCGATCTCTATGATATTCGCAGAATGGCAGAACTCGAAGGTTTTGGCGATCTACCAAAAGATAACGAGGGAACAGAGACAACTATTTTTGAATGTCTTGATAATTGTATCACGCAACTATTAGAGGAGCAAAGAACAAAATGACTAAAATTGATTTTTTAACTATCGTGTATAAGGATTATTGCACTAAACATAATCTACCATTTGTTTCGGCTGATGAGCAAGAATTGAGTGAATCAGATAAAAAACATATCGACTGGATAGATAATTTTATTGATATGTGGCATTACGCAGAGGATAATTAACTGTAGCTCTTAAAGTGTAACCCTAATGAAAGTAATCAAAGTATTATGACAACAGTAAAAGAAACAGATAGAACATTCGTCAAAGCATACGTTCAAGACTATGCAGATGCAATCACAGAAAATTATCGTCAATATCATATTGACTCAATGGAGCATATGTTAAAGAGAGATCCAGAATCTACCTACGCAGCTCAGGAGCTAAAAGATGTTCAAACTGGTAAAGCAAACTTGATGTATTTCAAAGTTAAAACTGGTAAGAAGTATTACAAGATAGTTCAACAAGAGTATGAGACTTGGAAACAAAGCAAGTATTATGGTCAATATCGTGATGGAAGTGTTCATGCATTTGTTGATAAAGAAACTGGCGAAGTTTATAAACCAGCTGGTTGGCAAAAACCCGCTAAACACGTTCGTTTTGATATGAGAGACGAGAAACAGTTAAAATTCTTACTCGACCCTAAAAATGTTGGTTGGGCTGGTGGTTATCTCTACTTGAGATAACTACTTAATAATACACTTTGGAGGCTACAGGAAAATGAAATGGGAAGTTAAACTTTATGTTGGTGGAACTGTCTTTAATGAAGAAGTTAGAGCAGTTAATATGCAAGATGCAAAAACAACAGCACTTGCAAGAAATCCAACAGCAAGAATAATTGGAGTTAATCCTATAGTTGGAGGTTAACAACTGTAGCCTCTAAACTGTAACCCTAGTGAAGTTAAGTTTATTTTTATATTATGATGATTCAAAAGTTTATCGAAATTCCAAACACAATAATCAGAGAACCAGTTTTAAATGATTTTGCTTATGATTTATTGTATGATATGGCACAACAATATGGTAAAGCAGAATTAGTCTGGTATGCTCTCAACGGAACAAGAGTTGTAGAGGGAGAATATACAGACAAAGATTAATCTATCTGTAGCCCCTAAATTGTAACCCTAGTGTAGGGCATGACCTAAATGCCGTTCCCATAAGCAACACGGATTTAACTGTAAGACCCTACAATTCTTCATTATTCAAGATTATGAAAACCAGAGAAAAAGGATTCAACATTGATGTTACCAGAGGTCAATACATGATGCTCTATAACATTATGTGCGAACATAATCAGATGGTTAATCCAGAAGCAAACCCAGATTTCGATTTACAAACTTTCGATAATCTATTTCAAGCAATCACTATGGCAAAGGAGACTTATTTGTAATGCCCGAAATTTCAAATTTAAAAACAGAATTGACTAATTGCATTTTATCAGATTACCCAATGTATAAAAGAGAAATGCTAGTTGATGAAATTCTAACCGAATATCTATTTCTTATTAATGATATAAGAAAAGATGAACTAGAAGATATATTAGTGAATCAATTTGATTCCATCTAACAATACACTTTAAAAGCTACAGGTCTTATGATATAATAGATCTGTAGCCCCTAAAATGTAACCCTATTGAATAAAGCATTATTATGAACTTTAGAATGACCAAAAAAGACGCAGTTCAACAATTCAGATGGGATTGGGCAGATTTTGTAAAATCTAATCCAAACTTCAGAGGAGACAGTATTGCCAAAAGATGTGCATTTAATGACTATGTTGATATGCTTAACAAAGATGGTTTAGTAACCGATCATCAGGCATACAACTGGAGCAACCCATTTTAGTATTATGAGAACTATTTTATTTTTTGTTACTCTTTTTCTAGTGGTAACAAATACATTCAACGTTAGAACTAATGCAAGAATTTTGACCTCTAACATTTTGGATACTACATCAAATATTATCCACCCATACAGAAGTTATTAACATCTGTAGCCCCTAAAGTGTAACCCTATTGAAAGTAACCCAAGTATTATGAGATTAATTGAACAACAAATGAACGAAGCGATCAGAAATGGTCACGCATGGTCTAAAGATAACACTTGTGTTACATATGACCCTACCAACAATATGAGTGCAGAAGTTTTTCTACATGGCAATCACATTGCAACAGTTACAGATACTGACTTGACTCTATACTCTGGCGGTGGGTGGTTTACTAATACCACTAAGAGCAGACTCAATGCACTTATCGAAGAGTTTTCTTTTAAAGGTAGTAATGTCTTTCAAAAGAACTTTAATTGGTATGTTAGGGCATTCAAAACAGTAACACCATTTCACGATGGTATTACAATACCAGTAGTTTAAGGAGGATTTAAAAATGAGTTGTTTACAAAACGAATTGCTACTCGAAACCATTTTCGAGGAAGTGCAAGAATGTTTCCCTTATTATGATGAAGAGAAACAAATCGAAATCGCAAAGCAAAGGTTTGATGACCTATGCCAATAGTTACACTTTAGGAGCT